GAGCGTGCGGCCATGGCGCGGCCTTCGCGGATGCCTTTCTCGTAGGCGGCGGACTTGGCGGGCATGGCGTAGAGCCCCGAGTATTGCTTCACACAGCGTAGCTGCCTTGTGCTATAGGGCTCGATAGGCTGAAAGCAGCTATCTGTTTTGGTTATGAACTTGCTTCGCTTAGTTGCTGGTAGTGGTGCGGCCTCGGGATTGCTGATTGGTCAGCTCGTTTTTGCTGCTTTCTTTGTCGGATCTTGTGAGATCCCAAATGTGCTCAACAGGGGTAGCGCTAATGCTTGTCTTGATCGTTGGATGACTACGGCTGCTCTGTTCTTTCCTTCAGGTGTAGCGGGTGCTGGTACAGCAGTTGCGCTAGATAAGGCAAAAAGGCGCTTTCTTGGCTGATCAGTCGAAGGGCTGCGGGGCGAACTGCTCGAAGACTGCGGCTTTGTTGAGGTCGGCCGGGCCGACGGTGGCTACGCGGGATACTTCTTCGCGGTGAGTCCGGGGAAGCGCGGCGTACTCGGGGTCGATCGCGGCGATCTCGGGATCCCAGGGGGCTAGGTAGCACCGGCAGCGCGGGTGTGCAGGTGCGTTTGTACTAGCGCGCCGGTAGATGCGGCCTGCCCGGGCGTTGCAGATAGGGCAAGTGCGGTCGTCGCTGGTGGCGTACCACATGACGAGGTCGATGCCGTTGGCCGCGTAGTACTGGTTGCTGGCGGCGTTGTAAGCGCGGAGCGACTCGGTGCGGGCGATGACGTCGGCGCGAGACTTCACCACTCCGAGGCGGAGGCGTAGGTCCTTCGTGATGGCTTCGGTGGGGCGGCCTTCAGCGATGCCTTGGGCGACGAGCTCGGTGGCCGTGGTCGCGAAGGCTTCGCCGTGGCGGCGTAGGTAGCCGCGGGCTTGGGCTGCGGCAGCCACGGTGGCTTCGATCGGAATGGAGACGTTGATCAGGCGGCGCTGGGAGCCGGAGTCACGGAGAAGCTCTCGGGCGACGGTGACGCCACGGCCTTCGGAGCTGCGGAGCAGGGAGCGCAGCACACGGTCGTAGGCGTCAGTGTGGTCGGGGCGGAAAGCGGGGATGAGCTGGCGGAACTCCTGCAGTAGGGCGACGTTGCGGTCAGCAGCGGGAGCCCCGCTACGGAGCTGGATGCGGGTGCGCCGCAGTAGGCGATTGAAGCTGCTGTCGAGGATGCGGTTGAGCTGGGCGATGGTGATGTCCTCGGAGCGACGCAGGGCGGAGTTGTAGCGCTCGAGGAGTTGCATTAGGTGGGGCGGCCCGTGGTTTTACCCGCAGCCGGTGCGCTCGCTGCGTCTCCGCGGATCAGGCCCGCCATGTACTCCATCTGAGAGTCGGGAATCTCAGTGAACTTGCCCTGGTTCTTGAGCGCCCAAAGGCGGTCGGTCTTGAGGCCCGTGATGGACTTGAAGCCCATGCCCTCGTAGATCGACTTGCGCTTGCCGCCTTTGCCATCGTCCTTGTGGGGGACGGCGAACATGACAGCGTTCTCGGGGAGCATCTCGAGCTGCGCCTGATACATCGCCTTGGTGGTGCGGATCAACTGCTTTGCCTGGGAGCTGGGCATGCCGCCTTTGGCGTCGTAGCTGCTGTCGATGGTGAAGCCGAGGCCGTACTGGGGGAACTTGGAGACGTTGCCCTTGCGCTCAGCACCGAAGGTGAGCAGGCTGTCGCCAATGGATCCGACCGATAACTGGGTGCCGTTGGGCATCTGCCAGGTGGAGAAGTTGTTCTTGACGTCGACGGCGCGGATCTGACCGCCTTGCGCCTTGAGGGCCATGTGGGCGGCGGCGTTTTTTGCACCTCCGACGAGCTCGCGGGCGGGGCCCTGGAAGCGCTCGGGGAGTTTGTCCAACCCGGCCTTCACCTGGGAGGCGGACATGGCATCGATGGCGCTTTTGCTGAGGGAAGGCACCAGCGTTTGGCGTTGCTTGTAGGCGAGGAGGCCGCCCACGGCAAGGGCAGCGCCGGCAGCTACGGCAGCAGCAGTGGCGGCCTTACGGCCAGAAGCTGAACCGCTCTCGGGGGAGGCCTTAGCCGGGGCAGCACCGGCGCCTTTGCGGCATTCGTGTGACTTAGGGATATGCGAGGCACCGCAGGGTTTGCCGGCGGCATCGGCGCGGAGGGCATCACCGCGTTGGCGGCGGGCGATTTCGGCGCGGGCGGCGCGGTAGGAGGCCTCGAGGCTCATGGTTTCGCCGCGGCGCTGAGCGGACTCGCGTAGGGAGCGAGCGAGGTCAGTGATCTGCGCTTGGGCACCGCGAGCAGAGCGAGCGGGTCGAGCGGCAACGGCAGGCACAGCACCGGTGAAGCCTTCACGCTCGAGGACGTTGAAGGCGTCGCGAGTTGAGACGGGGCGACCTTCGAGCTCGGAGGCGGCAGCCGTTGCCAGGCGCTCTGTAATTGTGTACATCCGGCGCGGTGCTTTAGAGACGTTGGTGGCGAAGTAATCGCGAAGAACGAGTTCAGCGTGGGCTTCTCCTTTAATCTGCTTGCCGGCTCCCTGCTTTTGGAACTGCAGCAGATATTGAGCGCGAGCGGTGCGTCCATCAAGAATCACCTGCTCGGCGCCTGCCTCGCGCATTTGCTTTGTCATGCCAGCACCGACGTTTTTGCTTATGATCTCTGCTTGATCGGTGTAGAATTCGTTGAAACCTTTATAAGTATCAGAATAGAGTTTATCTGTACGACCTTGAGGTGTAAATTTAAGTGTGTCTTCTAAGTGCTCTGTAAGCTTACTACGCACGAGGTTATTACTTTTTCCCTTAGGAAGCGTTGTTTCTGCTAAACCTTGAATAAATCTACGCCTATCAGCGCCATCAAGGACGCGATTTCCACCCTTAATTTTTACATTAAAACCTTGCTGCTGCGCTAGATCAAGCAGCGAGCTTTTATACTCAGTAAGTTGTAATTTAATGGCGTCTTTGATAGACTCAGTAGTAAGTACGTCATCTCCACTAAGGTTAAATTGCCGTGCTAAAAACTCATTAGTAGCAGGACGAGCAAAGACATTACCTCTTTCGTCACCGGCTAATCCTACTCCTGTCTCTTTTCTAGTAGTATTAAAGAATGCATTCTGATGCTCGCGATCCCAACGATCAAACTCAGAGAGACCTGGACCAAAACGTACTTCTGCTCCGGCAAACTTATTATCTACGGCTTTAATGGCATTTGCTAGATTAGAGCCGCTAGCTACATCGGCCTGCGAGGGCTGCGTTCGGGCCAGCTGGTTGGTCAGTACCGAAGATACCGGATTGGCTTGACGCTCGAGCTGAGCACTGATAGCAGCTCCTACCTGCCGCCGCACTCGGGCACGGTTGGCCCCGATCACCGGAGTGGCGTCCAGGATGCGGCTCATGCCTAGGCGCACCGCATTGTTGATGTTTGCTCCCACGCCCTGGCGATAGCCGAAGGTGTTGGACTTCATCAAAAGAGCATGAGTGCCCAGGCCGACAGTCACCACTGCCAGTCCTGTACCAATCAGGCGAGTGCGGTTCTCGAGTGTTGCCTGCAGTTGCTGCTTGCGCTGAAGGTCGCCCGGAGTGGCCTTGACCACGCCACGGATGATCGCGCGCTTTCCACCTTCAACCTCGGAGATGTTGCCTCGGGTGACGCCTTTAGCAATGCGGGTAGCTCCACGCTGGATGCTGGCCAGACCGCCGAGGGGATCGGTCTTGACGGCGCGGAGATGTGGATCAGGCCCCTGTCCTTTGAGCCGGCAGTCCCAGCTAGGCGGGATGCAGCGGCCGCCGCACTTGACGTTGGGTGGGTTGCAGTCGACAGCGCGGGCGGTTTTGCCGGTGCGGCTGCGGGCGGGGGCGTCGAGGCGCGCCTTGGTGGCCAGATAAGCGGCAGTGCGGAAGCCTTCAGGAGTGGTGTTGCGCGGCGTCATCGTCAGTAGCCCTCGTTGTAGGCGCGAAAGGCGTCAGCCTCGGCGTCGGGCACTGGAGATAGCCCTGCCACATTCTGACCGGGGAAGAAGTTCTGGACGGCGGATTTGGCGGAGCGGAGTGAGTTGAAGCCTGCGGTGTAGGGTCCGTCGGTGATAGCGCTGTCGAGGGCGAAGCGGGCTCGGTAGAGCTTGCGGGCTCGGGTGCGGTGTGGGCCGAGGATCAGCACAGGGGCGGAGGCGCTGCTGTCGATCCGTTGTCCATCGGGGCCGACGAGCGGGCCGGCGACGATGTCGCCGTGGCGATGGGTGACGGCGATGCGTAGGCCGTCGGCGTCGGCGAACAGGGAGTCGCCGCGGCCACCTTCAGCGGGGGGCAGTATGGCGCCGCTTTCGGCGGGGGCTTCTTCCTCGGTGGGGACGGCCTCGCCCTCGGGGAGGGCCGGAGGTTGCGTGGCGGCCTGCAGTTGGGCGTCGTAGCCCGCCATCTGCGACTGGAACTGGGCGTCGGTGGTGGCGATGAGCTGCTCGGTGACTGCTTCGTTGAGTTTTGTGTCAATAGAGTAATCGGTGCCGCCAAAGCGGGACTCGCGCACTTCCAGCGGGTTCAGGACGCCGAGCTGTATGTACTGCGCGTCTGAAGCAGCTTTGAGCTGGTGCAGCTCGGCCTTCTCCTTTTCGGTCTGGGTGAAGACAGAGGGGAAGCTGACAGACCAGGATTCGGGAATTCTGCCTCGGGTTGGACCTTCGCGCGAGGCGAGGATGTAGGTGAAGACCTCGGTGATTGGGGTGCGGCAGTAAACCTCCTGCCACTGCTCAACGAGGGATGCCCAGACGCGCTCTTCGTAGCGGCCTTCTTTGCCGAGTCCGCCGGGTGAGTCGCCCATCAGGATGGAAGCGGGCCATCCGGTAGCTGCCTGAAGATCCTTGATGAAGGGATCAGTGGCGGTGGCGATGTTGCTCAGTGCTCGGTTGATGAAGCTGATCTCTTCTTCGACGTCAACGACCATGCCGCCGTACACGCTGCGGCTGAGGTTGTTGGCTTCGAGGCGCTTGCGTAGGTCGGACTCATTGCCGGCGGCGATGCGGTTAAAGAGTCCGGGAATCTTGTGAACGAAGACGTCGGAGTCGGAGGTCATCGACTCAAGGCCAGACATGGCGGTCTCGTAGCGCTTGAAGGCGTTCCAGACGAGCTGGAGGACGGACTGGCCCCAGCCGGTGTTGCGAGAGCGGAGGTTCCAGGGCAGGTAGAGGCCGTCGAAGCGTGCGACGCGGGTGTGGTGGACGCGGATGTTGACGTAGCCGCTGGTCTGATCGGGGGTGATGCGCTGCGAGGTGGTGATCCGGTAGTGCGAAGGACGGGAGTAGTCCGTGATGGAGAAGTCCTCGGGGATCAGTTCGTGGCGCGAGAGTGGGATGTAGCCGCGTACGGCGCGGATGCGGCCCATCTCGACAGGTTCGTCGGGCTGGCCGCCGTCGTCGATGAGCAGAACAAGGCCAGCGCCTCCGTAGAGGCGCTGCAGCTTGATGACTTCGGCGAGTGCGAAGTGAAACTGGGTGGCCTGAAGGAACTGGTTGAACTGAGTGAGAAGGTCGGAGTTGTCAGCGGCGGCGTCACCGCCTAAGGCGATGCTCGGTTGATGGCGAAGGATCTCGTCGGCGATGCAGTCGACGTAGCGACGCGGGATGCCGTTGGTGTACAGAGATTCTAGTTCGGCTTCGGTAAGTAAAGCTTGGAATCCGACACTTGTTGCGGTTGTTTTATCTTTTGCGGGGACACCTAGGCCCGTTAGCGCATTAACTAATGCACCATCATTCCGGAAGTTGTCTGAAGATGCAGTAGCCATGATGCAAACGGGCTCGGGGAGAGCTATTGCGATCGTAGCGGTTTGTAGCGAGAGCTCATGCACATCAGTTACGAGATGCAAGTGGATCTGGTAACTGATCTGCGTATCTGGTAACGTGTTTCTGCATCTGGTAACGTACTTCTGTATCTGGTAACGTACTTGTGCAGGGGTTGACACGCGGCAGTCTGGGTACGCTGACGTAGCCACCTACCAGGGCATGGTTGACCATCGGATTGATGGATCAAGTCTCCTGACCAAACGGCAAGCCAAACAGCAATTCCGCGAAGGGATCCTCAACAGTTGGGGGTCCCTTTGTGCTTACTGCGGGCAGCCGGGGGACACGCTGGATCACGTACGGCCTCGGTGCCG